GTTATATGTCAGCTCTTCGCCTTCTGTTCCTGATGTGGGCACACCAGCCGCCTCTAACAAACGAGTTCTTACATCTTTTATGTTAGTGTCCAAACCCCAATTAATACCCATAATAGCTAAATCAGGAAGACCAGTAACGACACCAGTCAAAGCTGAAGTAACACCAGCAGCAGCATTGAGGCGAGATACTTCTTTCTCATCACCTCGTAATTGAGCTTGTTTTAAACGCTCGTTGAGAGTCTTATCAGAAGAACCTTTGAAGAACTCACCATCTTCAGAGATTAACTCCATCACACTTGGGACTTTTGTTGCCATGATATACCTTTATTTAATTTTTCCAGCTTTACGTAATGCACGTTGAGCTTGTTTATCAGTTAGATTAGAATACTGAGGATTAGCTTTCAATCTTGAAATTAAACTTGCTATCTCAGTTTCAGAACTTCTCTTCGGTATTTCGATTGGCTCAAGTTTCTCACCACTTTCTTTCATATATCTATCTAATTGACCTGATGCAAGCATTTCATTGTAATTTTTGATAGCTCGTTCTGCTACAGTAATACGAAGATTTGTTAATTTCTTAAGCGTCTCTTCATTTAAGGTAGTAGTACCTGTCATAACACTACGCAAGAATTCACGTTCAGCAGGAGTATCCAAACCACGAGCACCAATACCAAGAGCAGTAATTTGCGTAAATACCTCCCTACCCATCAAAGCATCTAAGTATTCAGTATCTGACACCTTCTTACCAGCCTCTTTAGCAGAAGTAAATTGATCTACAATGCGATAGAAATCCTTTATAACACCAGAGCCAATACCTGTTAACAAATCATCTGAAGTTGCAATCAAGTTAGCAGTTTCATACATTTGGGGTAAAGATCCCGCAACGGATTGGGCTGATTCGACAAAAGCCAAATCTTTCTTAGCTTTGCCTTCTCCCACAGCTTTACCATAAGAAGTCTGAGAAGCTGGTATACTCACCTTAACACTAGACGAAGCAGGAGGAAGTCCGTAGTTTTTAATAACTTTACCAGAAGGGTCTGCTACTAACTGAACACCAGACGCTGATGTTATCACCTTTGTCTTTTGTTCGCGGTATTTATACTTATCTTCCATTACTTTGTTAAACAAGGCGTTATCACTGGCAATAGACAATCTTGTGTTGCTATCCATTGCTGTGCCAAAAGAGGAAATTAAGGCTGTCGATCTATTATCAATAGCTTTTTTCTTTTTAGCCTCCACTAACTCTTGTTTAGCCAGCTCTGTTTGTTGCTCAGGAGTACCATACTGACGAATAGCGTTATTCATACTAGCTACTCGACCTTCTTCGGTAGCGTCAGCAGGAATAGCTGCTATAGCTTCCTGTAACTTCTGTACCCGATCCATAGCTCCCATCTCATAGCCCTGCACCTTTAGCTTATTAGCCTCTTGTAGCGCTATCATCCCCTGTTTAGCCGTAGCGGGGTTTGCACTAAGAATCTCGCCTAACTTAGCCATCTTCTGTGCCGGGTCTTTAATACCCATTTCATTAACATCCTTCAGCGCCTTGTTAACAAGACCAGCCTCGACCTCACCAGCCACCTTACCGCCTAACAAACGACCGCCACCGTAGCCCATCATGGCTCCAGCATTAGCGCCTACTGAGGCAAGTTGCTGTAACAACCCTTGCTGACCCATCTGAGCAGGAGAAACCATCAACCCAGACAAGTAATCCTGCTGTAGTTGTTGTGGGCTTTGCATTCCAAACAACCCTGATATTGTATTTGCCATCTTATATCCTTATTTACTGAACAAGCCACTGAAGCCACCGACAGCACCTTGTTGTGCTCTCATAGATGCAATCTCACCCGCAAGTCGGCTATTAGCAGCACCTTGACCACCAGCTAACAACGCCTGAGCCTGTTGACCGCCTGATGTTTGTTGACCTGCGCCAATGTCAGCACCAATTGTAAGTGGACGGAATCCTAACTCTTCAACACCAAAACCACTCTGCATCAAACCAGTACCACGAGAGATGTTCCTGTCAATGTCTGCCTGTGCAAGTTGCATAGACTGGGCAGCTAGTTGTTGGTCTTGTTGTGAACGAGCCAATTGCTGTTGGTACTGTTGTGGGTTAACATACCCTGTACCAGCGCCAGCACCCATAGCCGCGCCTGATAAGCCTAGACCAATACGCCCCTGTTGAAGCTGTCGGTTGCGTAGGGCAATGTCCTCAGCCTCTCTACCACCAGACATCAAACCTTGTTGTTGGTTGTAGTATTGCTGTGCCGCTGCCCTAGGGTCTGTTTGAATCTGCCCTAAGAACTCAGAACCTGTCCCGTATAGTTGATTACGGAAGCCAGATAATATAGGGTCTAACTCGTAGCCAGCCGTCTGTGTCTCCGGGTTAAAGTAACTTGAACCAAAACCAGTTGAAACAGAGTAGGGTTTAAATTTAGCAGCTTCAGAAGCAGCCAGACCAGATTGCGCTGACTGTGCCGCTGCCCTATTAGCCGCGTCTTCCGCTTGGTTAGCTGTTTTATACCCTGTGTAAAGACTGTAACCCGCCTTAGCAACGTCTACTGGGGACACGTTGTCTGTAAGGTAATCCCAACCCATGCTTAAATAATCGCTTACTGCCATAATAATTCCTTAGTAAGTTCCGCCACTAATAGTAGCACCATCGAGTGTTGTCATTGTTACAGTCCCAGTAAACGTAGGGCTTGCTGTGTTTGCTTTAGATGTCACAGCAGTTTCAATTGCGTTAAACTCGTCATCAATCTCTGTACCTTTGACAAGCTTTGCTGCGTTGCCCGAAGGAAGGGTATCCTTAGTAGCAAAATCCGTTAGCTTCGTATAATTAGACATTAACTAATCCTTCCTGTTTTAACAAACATATCCAATTTCTGAACGCTAATTTCACTTCCTTCAACATTAGCCTCAAAACCAATCTGTATTACTTTACCTGAACCCTGCACCTGAGCGTTAACCCTATCGATTAACACGCCAGCAGTGTATTCAGCAATTCCATATTCACCTACACCATACTCACTGCCAACACCTTCGTTAATTGTAAAAGGGTAGGAGAAGTTAGCGCCTAAGTAATCGTAGCCTGTCTTAATAACAAAGTCTTGACCACTCCCGCCAATAACTGTTATACTCACCTTCTTAACCATCTTGGTCATAGAGCTATTCTCCATGTCCATAAAGTTAGACGAGTACTTCATACGGTATTGGGTGGTGTTATCTACATAACCGCCGTAAAGACCAATACCATTTTGCTTCCCTAACAGCAGGTCACGAGTTCTAGTTCGTAGGAAAGCTGTTGTTTTAACCGACCAAGTGGTAACACGAGATGAACCATCCTCAAGCGCTTGCCTCATATCTAGGCAGTAGACAGTTGATGTTGAGGGAAAAGATAAAAGGTAGAAGGCGTTAACCTCTGAGTAAACTGAACGAACCTTATTGTAAGAGCCAGCAAGAGCAAACTCAGTTGCTACAACTTCTCTTAAATCATCCCGCACATTCTTTGTTAAGTCGCGCATGGGTAACGACTTCTCTTGTAACAAACGACCCAACGAACGCACACCTGTGTCAGACAGGAAGATTAAGTCCCCACCAGTGCTCTGTACACTATCACGAGCCACACAACCCACACCAGCAATAACATCACTAAGTTTAAAAGTATTCAGAGGATCACTAGCCCCTGAGTAGATGACAATGTTACGAGAGCAGAAGATGATTAGGAAGTCATTGTGAGCCGCTATAGCCGTTACTGTGTCTACGTTGTTAGGTAGGACAGCAGCTATGTTTAGAAAGCCGCTAGTGCCCCCTGAGAAGGCTGGAGAGGCTGTATCTGCTATATCTGTAGTCCAGTATACAGTAGACCCGTCATGTGCCCAGAATCGCCCATAAGCGGCTAACACATCACGAGGGTAGCTTGTTCCGTAGGCTTGGGCTACGCCTGTGTAATCGACTAGCTTCTGTACATTAGGAGTGGCGCTTTCAGTGTAAACCAGAGTTTCATGTGCCTCTTGAACTATCAGGGCATGGTCATTGAGAGTAGCTACCTTCCAGTTGTTAGCCGTAATCGTGTAGCTAACAGGGGTCACATCGGTTAACACAGCATCAACACCGCCTGTGAATAACTTCTGATTCCCTGCACTGAGGGTAACGGTAGTGTCATCGGCGTTGACGTGCTCTGCTAACATTTCAATATTGAGGTTGCTCAACTCATCCACACCGTCAGTAGTCTTTTGCTCCCAACCCTTACGAGCACCTAACCGACCAAACTTATCAATGATACAGTTGTCAGCGGCTAGGGCAAAGTTGCTAGAGAGGGTAACACTACTGTCTTGTGTGTTTAACCCGAAAAAGCCGGGAGAGACAACAGAGACTGTTTGTAGTTGTTTCATACGCTATACCAAATAGTGTCCTCTGGGTGACGAGCCGCATCGAAAGAAAGCTCATCTGCCAATGCCGACTGAGCAGCACCGTAGGCGTTAATACTCTGTTGACCACCATCTTCACCACGTTCCTCAAT